TTGTAGTTATAACCACTGTTTGGTGTTTGACCTTCAGTTGCGTTTGGTGAACCAAAAGGTGCGTAATGTGCTCCATTTGATTCATACGACTGAATGTTTGGTACAAAGTAGAATAATTTACCGATTGGTAAGTTCATTGCTTGTACAGAAACGATGTCGTTAGATAATAATTTAGAGAATACTCTTCTAACAATTGGGAAAACCACTGTTTCAAATGCACCTGTATCAGATGTAGATGATGCTTCGTTAATTAAAAACGATGCTTGGTTTTCATATAATTGTGCAACGTTTTCTCTCATGTGACCTTTAAGACCCTCTAAGAATCCTAATTTGTCCCATTTGTTGATTGTGTCTTCTTTGATAACTTTAAGGTGTTTTAACCCGATGTTACCAACTAATCCTGATTCTAATAATGCTCCCATTTTAAAATATTTGGTTTTTAATTTTTATTTATTTATTTTTAATTACCCTAATTTACTCATTAAATCCTTCATTCTCATGAACTGAGGATTTTCATAAGTTTTTGATTCAATTAGTGTAGTTGATGAACCTGTAGATACAGTTTTTTGAATTCTGTTTTCTACTGATTCAGTAATTGATTTTTTATTATCCGGTTTAGATAATTCACCTTTAATTGACTGATAAAGATTTTTAGATTCTTTTAAAGTTTCAACATCGTCAAATCTTCTTAAGATATTTATTTTTTCTTTTTTTGTTGTCGAATGTTCGGTAAATAATCTTGTAGCGTATGCTAAGTTTGAATTGAAGATTGCAACTTCATTAAGTTTTTCTCTGAAAACATTTAATGCTTTTCTATATTCTTCATTCTTTTCTCTTAACATTTTAACTTCAGTCCCGACAGATTCTACTTTAACTCCATTATTACCGTAGTTATAATTTCTGTTATTAGTGATTCCTTTTCTAAGACCTCGTCCTTCTTTGGAACCCATTCCATAAGTTCTAGCAGCTTCTTTAGTTTCTTCTTTTTCAAAAGCCTTTCTTTTTAAAGTATTACCTTTTTTAGTAGTGTAATCTTCTTTCCCTTTCATAGTTCTAGATTTTTCACCCTTATTCATTCCGTAATTACCTTCTTTTGTTTCTGCTTTTACAACTTTGGATTTTCCTTCCATATTTCCACCCTTTTTGTATTCGAATTTAGCTTTACCTGTACCTACAGATTTTGGACCTTCTTTTTTATTCTCATCGAATCCACCACCGGCTTTATCTTTGTAAGTAAATTTAGGTCCTGAGCCAACTATACCTTTAAGTTTAATTGTTGATTTTGATTCTCTCACAGCTCTTCTTGGGTTGTAAGACTCTCCTAAGTCCTCTCCGTCTTCTTCTTCGTCTAAATAATCACCTTCTTCAAGGCCATCATCTTCGTCTTCGAATTCGATTTCAAACATAACTTCATTAGAATCTTCGATATCGTCAACATTACCGTCAGCAAAAATTGCGTCAATAACGTCATCAGTTGTTTGGTCATCCATTTCTTCATCCATTTGGAAATCAATGTCATCGATTTCTTCATCCATGCTATACATTTCTTCATCCATGTTATACATTTCTTCACCAAATTCATCCTTTTCAGATTCACCAAGTTTAACTAAATACTCTTCATCAGTATCATTATCAGTTAAGTGGATATCATTACCGTCTTTTTTTACAATGATTCCATCTTCTTCACCCATAGCTTTAAATACTTTCAGAATTTCTTCATCTGATGCACCTGTTAAGTCGATTGGACTTTCATCCGAGTCCATGTCCATATCAAAATCCATATCAATGTCCATATCATCTTCATCTTCATTATCTGTGTCAATGTCAAAATCCATTTCCTCTTCATCAGAGTCCATTTCATCATCCATGTCAACATCTAATTCAACCTCATCATCTTCTGTTTCTTGTTCAGAAAGAGATTCTTTTACTAGCTGATTGATTTCTTCCTTCATAGTAGAAGCAAGTATTCCTTTTGCATTCTCGGCTATAGCTTCTTCAACTTGTCTCATTTGAATAAGAGCCTCCTGTACTAATTTGTTATTTTCTTGCATGAAAAATTATTGTTATTTTCATTATAAATATTACCAAAAACAAAAAAAGTTTACTTTATCAACCAAATTGATAAAATAAACTTAAATTTAATTCAAAAAAAAAAGTGGTTATGTACCACTTTTAGATAAAATAAATTAGAATCTCTTATTGAATGACCTCGTCAATTTTACTTTCAGAAACCGAAGTAATTCTCCATTCGTGTGTAAACCCTTCATATTTCTTAGTAACCTTTGCCTCAACATCGGTTACAGAATATCCTTCAACAAGTTTTTCTTCTCTAATTTTTTTAAATTTACCTGTATTCTCATCAGGTAAATCATACTGAATTTTTGCTACAAAAAATTTTTCTTCCATGTGTATTTTTATTTTCCTAAAAAATCGTTTAATTTTTTCATTAAGTCAACTGACTTCTCAACATATTCATCTTTTTGTTTATATTTTTTTTCTTCTTCTAAATTTTCTTCATACTTGTCTCTATCGTCAGCATTTGAAAATAAATAAGCTCCCGGTGTTGAAGGGGATGAAACCAAATCAAAGCAGATTAATTCAAAATCATCTTGTACTTCATTTCTTTCACCAACTTTTTTAAGGGAACCCACACCACGAGATGAAATACCTAAAGTAACACCTTGTCTCATTAAATTAGCCGCTTGGTCTCCTTTAGTAGATACAATCCCTCTTTCATGGAATCCAGGTGATGTTAATAGTTTAAGTTTACCCATTAATATATTTCTATCCCACCACACATCCGTAATTATGTGAGATACACGGTCTAAATCAATTAGAGATGATTCAGGGTGGTTTAACTCTGATGTTGATAACCCTTTCTCAATCGCAATTTTATAATTATCCGCCTCTCTCTTTAAAATTCTTTCAGGGTATGTTCTACCATTTCTATTAGGTGTATCATATTTTTGTAAAACAGCGTAAAATTCAAATGGATTTCTATAATCCATTTCTTTAGCCTCTTTTAAAACCTTTTCATTATGTTTGTCTTTTGGTGATACCCAACCAGCATCTGCCTCAACTAATATACCATGTCCGGTTTCGGTCGCCTCTAATATTCTTAATTGTTTCATTAATTCTTTTTAAGATAAATATATCAATTTACATTGTTTACGTAATAACTTCTTTTTTTGCGTTAGAAAATTCAAAATATTTGTTTTTTTGAATGTTTTTTTTATAAATTGTTTGAATGATATTTTTAATTGATTCTTTAATTTCGGTTGATTTAAAATCAATTTCTTCGGTCACATATAAATTGATTTCCAAATTTAAGAATGATTTTTTACCATATAAAATCCCACTTGTTCTTAAATCTAAATCGACTATAGTTTTTTCTTGGAAAATTTTTAAATTGTTTGATTCATATACCGAATGTTTTATTTCTCTACTTAGATTTGATACGATTCGATTCCAATTGTCGTATTCGTCTTTTGGTGAGACCCAAGATTGAAGATTAATATAAATCGATTTTAAGTTTTTTGAATCAACAGTACCATAGACTGTTTTAATTGAATTGTATAAATTTACTTTTATACTCTTTCCTTTTTTCATGAATTATTTTCATTATTCTGTTTATTTTTTACTAAAATATATGTTAAAATAATTCATATGTCAAAAAAAAATGAGTATTATCCCTTATTTAAGTTGATAATACTCATTATATTGTTATTTAATCTTTTTTTAAATAGATTCTTCTAAACTTTTTAATTTTAAAAAACTAATTTGGTCAAATTTTTCGTGTTTTAGTTTGTCAATTGTTTCTGATAATTTTGTTTTAATTTCAGTTTCCGTTTCAGTTTTTAAAATATCATTAAGTTTGTTAATTGTTGTTTCTTTCAATGTTTCAAATTTATCTTCTAATGTTTTTGTGTCTTCAGAAATTAATTGAAAAAACTCTTTCTTAGATGACTCATCTAAATTTTCAATATAACCTCTTAATGTTTGGTTTGCAATACTCACCATCGATTTAATTGGGATATTAATAGATTCTTTGACAATTTCTTTTTTTGTTGTTAAGACTTTAATAATATTTTTTTTCGATTTAATACGTTCGTGTAAATCAAATTTATTGGTATTTGTCAACACATCTAAATCAAAATAGTTGTTATCCACATTTTCGGACAATGTTTTCGGTAATTTTACTGACGGTAAAATTTTTACTAATAAACTAATCCCTTCTTCTAAGAAATCTTTAGCATCCTGTTCAGATAACCCTTGAGGTGTACTTAATTGGTCGTACAAGGTGTACGCTTTTGACATGGATTTATTATTCAACACGTTATGTTTGAATTCTTTTAGAGATTTCTTAAATTCTTTCTCGTCATTATATGACTCAAGTAATTTTTTTTCGATTATGGATTTTATTTTTCCGAAGCTCATAGCTATTAAATTTTATTTATAAATATTACGAATTTAGTAACTTATTCAATTCTTTTGAAATTTCTCCTAAAGATTCCTGACCATGACTTAAATTAATAATTTCTTTACCCTCAATTAAATTATTTTCAACTAAAATATTTAAATTATTAAACCTAGATTCCGGTGTGATTTCCGATTCACCTCCTGCCGGTGGTACTGTTTCCTCACCCGCTGGTGGTAATTCTCCACCCCCTAAATCCGCAGTGTCAAATCCTCCACCACCAAATGATGGTTCAGTCTCCGGTGTTTCCGTGGCAGTTGCGGTTGCCGTTGAACCAGATTGATTACCATAAAGTTTATCGATATTATCAAATAAACCTGTTTTGGTAATAACAGTAGGTGTTGCTTTAAGTTCTTCACCAACAGCTCTTTCAATTCTTTGTTGTTGTAAATCTAAACGAACTTCTTCATCTGACCATCCAAAAATATGTTTTTTAGCCCATGTTGATGATGTCGCTTGAATTCCGTTACCCGGGTCAGAGACTAAATCTTTATATAAAAGTACCTTTTCTTTCCAAACATCAATTTTTAATAAATCGGCCTGTGTTGATGGATTTGATAAACCTAATGTAAAGTTTTCTAATTCGTCCTCAAACCCTAATAAAAATAAATGGATAATCGCAATCTTATTTAATTCCGCCAACATACTTTTTTGTATTCTATTGATTGTGCGGGCAAAACGAATATCTTGTAATGATAAATTTTTACCATCCCCAACCACTTCTTCAAAACCTAAAAATGCTTTAGGAACACGAAGTGCCGTTAATAATTTCTTTTGAATGTACTCAATATCGGCAATTTCCGAAAGGTTTGTAGCCCCCGGTAATGTGGTAATTGGGTCAGGAGCGGATGGGTCACGAACTGGTATGAAATAATCTTGGTCAACAGCCATTTGGTTAAACCTCATATCAACATTACCTGTTTTATTATCAACAATTTGTTCTCTTTTGAATTTATTTGCAACACGTTGTACATAAGCCTCAACATCATCGTCATTCATGTTACCAACAAATACTTTAAACATTCTTCTTTCAGGTGCTCTTGATGTACGATAAATTAACATTGCATCTTCTGATAGTAATAATTGTTTCCAAATACGTCTTGCCTTTTCAAGCATTGATGTACCATAAGGAAGTTTTCTATCATCACCCAATAATCTAAAGTGACCAATCTCCCACGATTGAAACTCCATGTTTTTGTTCTTCCAAGTAAAATGAAGTGATTTTTTATCTTTATCTAATTCTTTGGTAATGTCGGTCGATATTTTAGCACTAACACCAACTTCATGTCTCTCAATTTCTATTGTCGGTAATTGTTGACAACCAACAATACCCTTTTCAGGGTCTAATTTCATATAAACAAAATTATCACCATATTTACATGTGTTTCTTGTCCACATTGGTAAATTGGTGTTAATATCTAATGCGTTGTTAAATAAATCCGCTAAAACTCCTTTTATTCTTTTTGATTCTGAGTAAATCTGTAAGATAAACCCATCTTCATTTGTTGTTGTTGATTCTTCTGCATAAATGTCTAATGCTGCGGAAATCTCAGGTGTATATTCCATACTTTCGTAATCGTATTGGGCTGACAACCTTGATGGTTCATAATAGATTGCTTGGGAATATAAATTATTTTCAACTTTCGCCCATTGATTTGTTAGGTAAAAAGTTTGTTGTGCCTGTAATTTTTCTTTCTCGTATTCTTCTCTACTTTTTGTACGCAGTAATTCTTTTTTATCAAATTTAAATGTTGGATAATCTTGACCCAATAAAGAATTTGGCCCCAATGTTTGGGATAACCTTTGCCATACTGTTAAATTTTGTTCGCTCATATTATAATTTTACTTCTTTACTCAATAATATAAATAGTATTAACCACCAAATAACCATCCATATTTTTGGTAATCATCCCTTGTTGGTCCTTGATTTATTGGGAATTGTCTACCCATTTGAGGAACCATTGGATTAAAGAATTCTGAAGAATTTTTATTTTCATTAACTGCGGTTGACCAAGAATTTAACATTGCCCGAGTATGATTTGTCACTTTTTCTAATGATTGGAATGATTTTTCCGCAACATATAATGCCATTGCCATACCCATAATACAATCATCATGATGACCTTTTTGGTGGTCAGGTCTTCCACTTATGTAAACAAAAGTATTCATTTCGTTATAAAGTCGACTCGAATAAATTCTAAACTTATGTCTCATAGCCTCCTCAAACGCAGCAATAATTTGAACTCTTTTCGAATTAAAGTTTAGTCCCGGAATTTTTTCATTTAATTTTGGGTCGTATTTCCATTTATTAGTAGTGTCAACACCATCTACATATAATCCACATTGGTAATTCATTTCTTGCATTTTTCTTGCGGTTGAAACTCCCATCCCTCCGGTGATATCAATCACGGCATAGGCGTTATACATATTACCCCATTTATACGCAATTTCAGCCAAAACGTCCGGGGGGATTTTACCAACATACTCCAATACTTGTTCTCTATTGTCAAAATCAATAATTTCAATACATGAAAAATCTTCCGAATCCCCACGAGAAACATCGACACCCATAACATATTTGTGACCATTAACAGGTTCTTTAAAAATCCATAAACTACCACCCATCATTTTTGCTTGTGGGTCTTTAATTTGATTTTTCATAATGTCTTGCATTAAATCAGAATCAAAAACATTATCTCCGGAACCTAAGAAATTACACTCTAACTCTTGTGAGACTTTTCGTCTGTCATATTTTAATTTCTTAACCATTCCTTCAAACCAAGAGGAACAAGGTTTATATCCTTGTTCGATATAGTTAGTTACAATACTATGGTCTCTCTCGTATGGATTACCTATCGATAAATCAACGATTACATCATTTAAGTCATAATCCTCTCGATTCAATAAAAAGTGTACCAAATCCTTTGTTTTAACCATGTAAAGGTCTTTAGTATATCTTGGGTCTCGATGCCAAAACATTTCAGAAATTTTGAAATCATTCATTCTTCTTAATGCTTGGTCATAAATTTCGTAGTAAATAGGGTCGTAACCATTTGGAGTTGATACAACGATTACCTTACCCCCTGTGGATAGGGATGCCATACATGCCGACCAGAAATCTCCGTCAGCCTCGATAAATGCCGCTTCATCAAATATTAGGATGGTCGGAGTATACCCCCTTAAGGCATCTCGAGATGTTGCAACGGCTTTAACCTCACAACCATTTGTTAGCTTAAAATGTCGTTGTGAATTTTTTTCTTGGGAAAATCCTACTCCAACCCAACTAGGCCATTGTTCAGTAAACCCTCTAACTTTATTTGCCATCTCCATGGATGTATCCAATTTATTGGCGATGATTAGAATTTTTTCCGGTTTATTTTTTTTTGCAAATACAAGTTTTTTTGATGCCCACGCAGCGGTAACTGTTGAGACACCTGCTTGTCGGTATTTTAATGCAATATTTTCATTGTAATTATCATAATCTTCGATTAAAGATATTTGGTCAGGGAATAAGTCTAACGGAACATATTTTGATACGGTATTATCATATGTCGTTAAATAAGTACGAAGTGCATAAGGAGTATTCCTCATACACTTCGTTATTTCAATTATTAATTGTTCTTTACTATTCAAAAGATTTTTTTGGTTATTTAGGTCTCGATATACCTAAACTTCCCAAGAAATCATCTAAACCATCATCATCATCCTCATCTGAATCAATACCTTCATCTTCTTTATAATTTTCATATTCTTCTTTCATTTGTATAGCCTCTCTCATAATTTCGTTAAATTTTGAGGTGGCCTTTGCAACTTTAGAAGAATCTTCAGATACGGCATTTCCAATGATTTCTAAAAACTCCTGTGGTTCAATTTGGTATAACACAGTATGAAACCAGTTTATCAAACCTTTATTTTCAGGTTCGTACATTTTATCAGGTAATGCGAATCGTATTCTTTCAACGATTTCAGGACCTATTCTTAATTGCATTGGTTCGTTCGTTAAGGTGTCAGTTTGACCCATAACTCTTTGAGCCATTTCAGGGTTTTTAGGTAAACCATGTCTACCTTTAGCCTCTTCTAAACCTTTAATTATTTCGTGGCACAATATAGGGAAAATTAAACCCTGAGCAACAATAACAGTATCAGGTCTTTCTTCACCTTCACCACCTTCATCACCTTCATCACCTTCGTCACCTTTTTCATCGTTATCTTTTAGTTTCACTTTTCCTGCAACACCTTGACCTGTTTGACTCATCATTTCAATCATTTGTTCCATACTGAAATATAAGAAGTCATTAATTGCCATTATCCCCAAATAATCTCGATATAATGTTGGGTCAATCGCATCTAATCTTTGTTTAATTTCCGGTTTTTGAAAAATATAGTGACCTTTTTTAGCGGCACCTTGAATAAGAGCATTAATAATATTTCGTTTATGTTTCTCTAATTCGAAAATTTCGTTATCAGTTAAATCCTCAACATCAAAAGAAGGAATTTCTAATTCATCTTCTTGTTCCTCTTCTTCTTCTTCTTTGTCATCATCTTCAGGATTCATTCTAAAATCAGAAGTATCAATACCTTGACCTAAACTCGCATCAATTTCATACCAATCAGAAGGAACTTCAGATTCATCTAAAGAGGCTTCAATGGCTAATTGTTCAAGTTCTTCTTTATGTGCAGCCTCAATCCTCAGAATGTTAGGTAATTTCCTCATCATTTCTTGAAATACCATACCTTGTACTTGTTGAGAACTTAAATCTTCAATACCGGTAACCTCACTTAATTTTTCCGCAACTTTTTGAAAACGATTACTGATTAACCTTTGTACGTCAGCCTCTTTTTTTCTCATAGCAGGGTTTTGTGCGTATAGATTTTCAGGACTCGCTAATTTTCTTTCCAAATTTGGGTCCATTCTCTCAGGTCTATTCCCGTAATCTAATTGTTCTTTAATTTTCTTCGCCATTATTGATTGTTTAATAATTTCATAATTACATCCATAACTTTATCTTTAGCCTCCTCAGGTGATGGTTTATTCGCCTTTGGCGCCGGATTTGTTCCCGGATTTGGGTTTTTTCCCGGATGTGATGGTCTTGTATTAGGTTTTGTGTCAGGTTTTGTTCTTGTAGGTGCAACCTCTGTTTCTTCTTTAGCCTTTGGTTTTGGGTTAACTCCCGGATTTGGGTTTTTTCCCGGATGTCCCGGTCTTTTACCCGGATTTGGAGTTGTTCCCGGTTTTGTGGTTGGAGCCGGTTTTGTTGGTGCAACCGCAGGTTCGGATTCGTTCAAATACT